AAATGCTACAAAGGTTAAAGATAACGAAGCTCCTAAATATGAATTACCTTATATTGCTAAGTCTTATCTTAGTCAATCAAATCAATTATATGTGACTAGAGTCTTAGGATTTTCTGGTTATGATGCTGGTTTCGCTTGGGGTATAACTTTAGATGCTGCAATAGACACTAGTACAACTGGTGTTACTGTTTCGTCAACTCCTAGTGCTAATTTAATTGAATTTACAGCTAATACTTCTGGAACACTAACTAGTGTTGTTTCGAGTGACGCTTTAGTTCAATCATTATATGATGGCGGTCTTTTAAGTTCTCAATTGGCTTTCTTATCTACTGCAGTCACTGGTGCCACATCTAGTTTTGGACCTATATATGAAAAAAATGCAGGTACTTTTTCTGGTGCTTCAGTAAATCTTGTAGTTTCTGCTACTGGAACTGATGGTTCGGGTAATACTACTGGTACTACTAGTGGTAATACTATCCATTATTCTGGTACTGGTTATACAGATATAGAGGATAAAATAGTTGCTTTGTTGAGAAGTAGAGGTACTTATAACGGTGATGAAGAGTTATTATTTAATATTTCCGCTAATACTGTTAACTTTGACTCCTCAGTTACTTCAGCTTCTACAGACCCTAAAGGTAATTTTAGTCTTACTGGTACCACTTCTGCTGGTAAATCTTTCGAGTATTCTTTATCATTTGATAAAACTAAAAAGAATTATATTAGTAGGGTATTAGGTAAGGGTACTCAAGATGGTAATACAGAGCTATTTGTTGAAGAGTTATTCTCAAATATGTTTGATGATGGAATTGCTGATAGTAAAATTAGAGGTATTAACATAGGTGCATTAATCGAATATGATGAAAAGTTTGGTGATTATAAAGAGCAATATCAACCAGCGGTAACTCCTTGGGTTGTTTCTGAACTTAGAGGTACGAACCTTTTAAGACTTTTCAGACTTTGGACAATTTCTGATGGTAATGCAGCTAACAGTCAATTTAAGATTTCAATTAAAAATATTAAACCAGATGATAAAGAGTTTGATATTGAGGTTAGAGCTTACGGTGATACTGATGCTAAACCAGTAGTTTTAGAGAGATTTACTAGATGTAACATGAATCCATTGTCTGCTAATTTTGTTAGTAAAAGAGTTGGTACACTTGATGGTGAATTTGTTTCTAAGTCTAACTATATTTTAGTGGAAGTTGATGAAGATTCTGATACTTCAGATGCTTTCCCATCTGGATTTGTTGGATTTCCTATAAGGGATTATACTGAAGCTAGTAACCCTACGGTTTCTGCTCCAACAATTGAATATAAGAAAACTTATACTGCCTTTGAAAATAAAAGAAAGTGTTATTTAGGTCTTTCAGATACTAAAGGTATTGACCAAGATTTCTTTGATTACAAAGGTAAGCCAATTTCTACTACACAAAATATATGGACTGGTATGACTAAAGGTTTCCACATGGACGTTGATGCTACTGGTGCAACAATTGATAACGTAAAAATAGTTATTGACGCTTCAGGTAATACATATAGTCCAGTGTTTGAATTTGAAACTGGTAATGCTAAGTTTAGAACCGATGCTGGTATTGTTGGTACTGATTATGAAAAAGTTTATGCTAGAAAGTTCACATTTGCACCTTATGGTGGGTTCGATGGATGGGATACTTATAGAACTAGAAGAACTAATGTAGATGGTTATCAAGTTGGTGGAACTAAGTCTAATGCTGGTTTATCTGCACTTGCTTTTAAAGCTAAAGCTGTTAGTAATGGTGACCCAGGTAACAACTCTGACTACTATGCATATTTAGAAGCTATTTGGACTATGAAAAATCCAGAAGCTATAAATATAAATGTATTGGCTACTCCAGGTATTGATAATTTCGATAATACTAATTTAGTTGAGGAAACTATAGAAATGGTTGAGCAAGATAGAGCGGATTCACTTTATATTATGACAACCCCTGATACAGACGCTTCTGGTGATGCTTTATTACCTGAAGATGTGGTTGACCAATTAGATGGTCAATTCGATAGTAACTATACTGCAACATATTGGCCTTGGGTTCAAGTTAACGATGCTGAAAATAACGTATACGTTTATATGCCATCAACAAGAGATGTTGTAAGAAACATTGCTTTGACTGATAACATTGCATTCCCTTGGTTTGCTGTTGCTGGTGTACAAAGAGGTGATGTTGATGCTATTAAGGCTAGAGTTAAGTTAACTCAAACTGATAGAGATACTCTTTATGATGGTAGAATTAACCCAATAGCTACTTTCGCTTCTGAAGGTGTTAAGATTTGGGGTAATAAAACAATGCAGATTAAAGATTCGGCACTTAATAGAATAAATGTTAGAAGATTATTGTTACAAGCTAGAAAACTTATTTCTGCAGTATCAATTAGACTTCTATTTGAGCAAAATGATGACGTAGTAAGAAATCAATTCTTATCACTTGTTAATCCAATATTGGATAATATTAGAAGTGAGAGAGGACTTACTGACTTTAGAGTGGTATTAGATAGCGACCCAGAATCAATTGATAGAAATGAATTGAATGGTAAGATTTACTTAAAGCCAACTAGAGCGTTAGAGTTTATTTCAGTAGAATTCAATATTGTGCCGACTGGTGCTAGTTTTGATGATATTTAATAAACAACACATAATTTAAAAAAAGCCTCTATATGGGGCTTTTTTATTTTTATAAGATATTTATATATAAATCAAACTAATGCCTAGAAAAATTAAAATAACGGAAGAGCAATTAAAATTAATTGTAAATCATATAAATGAAAATAAAGATTCTGAATTACTAGAGGAAGGTATTAAGGAATGGATGTTAGTTGGGTTAATGACTCTAGGTAGTATAGCTGGAATAAAGGCTCAAAAAAGTAATGTTGGTTCTGACCATATAAAAGCTGCAGAACTTGTGCAAGATAGGTTGCAATCAGGTGATAAAGAGCTTGTTAAGTATTTTGATAAAGCTGATATTGATTTAAACAAGGCTAATTTACAAAAATTATTAAATGTTAATGACGCTAAGATAGATACATTTAAGACTAAATATATCGGAACCGCAAAACAAAAAATGGATAAACAAGGTTATGCGCTTAAAAGTGTTAATATAAAAAGAGATACTTTAATAAGTGAATTGCCAGCTGAAACAAAGATAGATACTACTTTAAATGTTGACCTTTCTGGGAATTTATTTGATGTTGGTAAGTTTGAATTAAACGATGAAACTGTTTCTGATTTAAATGACATATTAAAAGTTATAGAATTAAATGGCGGTACAATAAACTCTATAACTATAGAATCATCTACCGATAAACAAAGAATATCACCACAATTAGAACCTAAGCTAGTTGATGCTATAGGTAAGGGAGGGAATGAAGGTCTTTCAACTCTTAGAAACGGTAAGGTAAAGGATTATTTAATTAATTTAGGTATTGATAGTTCAATTATAAAGCAAGATATAAAATGGGAACAAGGTAAGGGTGAAGATAACGCAGAAACACCTCAAGACCCTTCTGCTAGGTATGTTAGAGTTGTTATTGATGTTAGTTATGATGTTGCTGGTTTACCTTCAGATTCTACGGTAGGTAAAGTAACTGAGGATGTATACTTTGTTTTGATTAAAAAGGGTGAAAAGACTGGTTCTAAGCGAAATAAAGGTAGAGGAGGTAGTTCTAGTAGTAAATACCATAAAAGTTCTTGTAACGTCATATTAAAGAATATGAAGTCAATACCTTGTCCAGATAATTAAAAAGCAAAATTCTGAATACAAGTTTTTTTACTCATGTATATACCTATAAATTTTACTTTAGGGTCTAATATGTTTTTTCTGTGACCTCTATTCTCTATTCCAGAATCGACAAGAAGGTTTATTATAATGGGTTTAACATCCTTTTTTATATATACAAATGAACCAACACTAGAAATGTTTTCTGTAATGTAGGTAAAGTTGTAGTTTTTAAACCTATCTTTAATTGTTTGGTTATTAGGTCCGTAGTGACCTCTTCTATTAGAAACGTCTAGATATTTACCGTGTTCATCACTAATTGAATCAATAGTTTTGTTAAATATTAATGGTTTAACTGGTTTAAGTTTCTTTAGAATGTTTATTAATTCATTCGCCGCATTAATATTTTTATTAATTAAATCAATACCACTAGTTATTTTAACATTATTAACTGTATTGTCATTTGACATATCACCTGAAAAACTAGTTGTTTTAACTTTACCTTTGTTTACCAATAGTTTCATTTTCTCTTGGTTTTCTATATATGTTTTTATATATGGAATATAGGACTTGGGTTTAGTCCTTACTTTATTAATTTCTTCAAAAATCAAGCTATCCATACCGTTTTGACCTGATATTTGGTGTGAAATGATAAATATTAATATTGTTAATAATTTTCGCATAATCTCAATATATAATAAAAAAACATAAAAAACAAATTATTTGACACTTTTTTATTTTTTTCCAAAAACTAGATATTTATTAATAAAGCAAAGGCTTTTAATGAAGATATAATAATAAGTATTAAAAAAAAATTAAGTTATGGCTGATTTATTAATGAAAATGCCTGGTACTTACGAGCCAAAGAAAAAGAATAGGTGGCTTTTGAGATTTCCAGCTGAATTAGGTATACAGGAATGGTGGTTAGCTTCCGCTTCAAGACCTGCAATTACACAAAATGAAGTTGAGATTCCTTTCTTAAACACTTCAACTTGGGTTGTTGGTAGATTTACTTGGGAGTCAATTTCTGTTACGTTTAGAGACCCTATTGGTCCTTCAGCTTCTCAGGCTATAATGGAATGGGTTAGATTACAATCTGAATCCATTACAGGTAGACAAGGTTATGCAGCTGGTTATAAGAAAGATGTTGAGTTAGAAATGCTTGACCCAACTGGTGTAGTAATTGAAAAGTGGTTGTTACAGCAATCTATGTTAACTAACGTTAACTTTGGTGATTTATCTTTTGATGATGATGGTATTGCTGATATCACGGCTGATTTGAGGTTTGATAGAGCAATATTATTATTCTAATAATAATTAAGAAATTAAAAATATGCTTTACTCTTACACTGTAGGGGTAAAGCTTTTTTTTACACTTCATCAAATAATTAGATATTTATTATTAAAGAATTAATCATGAAAAAAAATAGAATACTTACTGAATCTGAAAAGAGACAAATAATTGATGATAAACAAAAAGCAATTGTAGAATCATTTGCTAGTGTTTTTAATAGAATTAAAAGAATTAATGAATCTGAGATTAAAGAAAATATTGAAACTGACTCATCTGGTTACGAATGGTTTAAATCCACTAATATACCTATGTTCGATAATTATCAATCAATACAAAATATGAAGTCTAATAAATTATTGGGTGGTGATATGAATGGGTATTTTCCTTATGTTATGAAAAATGTGGATTCAAGAGACTATGGCAAGTATTTAGGTGATGCTGTTATGTCTTTTTTAAAAAATCTTTATATAAATAAAATTAAAAATATAGGTAGCGCAAAATCAAGGGAATTTTTACAAAACCCTAAAGTAGTGGACGCAAGTACTAACGAAGAAGATGTGAAAAATGCACTTGAAGCTAATAAGTTTATCGCGTCAATACCAGATATAGAAGGTTCTAAATACCTTGAGAACGATGAAAATTTTTCAAGATTAATTGCACAAACTGTAAATAATATGATTGCTGAATGTCTTGAGAATAATTACGTACAATTAGTACCACTTATACTACCATGGGTTGCGAATGTATGGAAGCGAAAAGTTATTGATAAAATTATGAGTCAATACGGAAATAAGTCTGCAAATTAAAGAAACTTAAAACACGGTTAGGACCGTTATAGCTACGGCTATTGAGCCACTTAGTAGTATCGCTACAACTAAGTGGTTTTTTTGTATTTATTTTGATATTTATATGTAAATACCTTATATTATGGATAAGAACATGTTGAACGAATTTAGAAGGTTATCTGGTCAAGATAAGATAAATGAAAATGAAACTCTTAATGAGGGTAATATTAAATTTGATTTATATGAACCTTCAGTTGCTGATAACTTTAAAGCTGAGTTAACTAGCTTACTAAACAGGTATTTAGGTATTAGTAATACTGATGATTTTGGTACTAGCAATGACAATAAAATGTTTGTCCATAAAAACTTAATGGATATGGTAAGTAATACATTCCCAGCTAACAATATGAGAATGTCAAATGAGAATGGTGTTTATTATACTAATAGGCCAGAAGAAATGTCAGAATTTCTTAAAAATAATGACGTTCAGTATAAAAACTTAAAAAGTGTTAGATAAATAATTAGATTATGAGAAGACATGATAAAAAAATAGCAATGATTAAGGCTAATATATTATTTGAAAATAGATGTTTAAAAGATAAAGGACTTATAAAAGAAGGTGAAGAATACCCAGTTTATCATGCAACATACGGTTCGGCTATTAATGCTATTGAAGACTATGCAAAAAAACGTGGTGTTGAATTAGACCAAGAAGAATATAGAATGACATATCAAGATGCGTTCTTTAAACCTAAACCTGGTAAGACTAAGAGTGATACACTTAGTATATTTAAAAACAATAAAGAACTTAAGAAAGCACTTAGTGTTCAAATATATAACAGAGGTGTTGAGGGTAATACTTTTGAATTAAACATGTATATTAATTAAGGAACATATATTAATTAATATAAGATTAAAAACTAAAGACCATTAACTTGGTCTTTTTTCATTTAAAAACTTTACTTATTATATTTATAAAGTACATTACTAATAATAATTATAAAAAAGTTTTAAGTATGAGTGATAAAAAACCAAATGTTTTTCCAAGCGCTGAACAAATTTCATCTGCAAATGAAAATACTACCAAAGTTTCACAACAGCTAAATCAAGAAAATAATGTTCAAGATTTTAATATTTCTGAAAAAGAGAGAATGGCTGCTGAGGAAATGAGGAGAAGAACGGAAGAACAAATGAGGCTTAGGGATGAGCAATTAGCTAAAAACGCTAAAGCTTCCGAAGAGTTACATGTAAGAAGAGAAGAATTGATGTCTCAAACTAGAGAATCGGTTCAAAAGGTAGAACCACCTGTAGTACCACCTGTAGTACCGCCAACGTATAGTGGTTATGATAATACTGGTAGTTCTGGAGGTAATCAAGAAGACCCGTATATTCAATCTATTAGTCAACCTCAAATGAACCAACCTTATGATGTAATACCTTTACCTTCTAAGGGTAAATTTTACCCAGGTAATAAAAAAAGTGTTAAGGTTGCGTATTTAACTACTGCCGATGAAAATATTTTAACATCACCAAACTTAGTTGAAAGTGGTAAGTTTTTAGAGATATTGATTAATAGAAAATTACTTGAGCCTGGATTAAGGTATAAAGATTTACTTCCTGGTGATAGAAATGCTATAATGATTTGGCTTAGAGCTACTGGATACGGTGAAATGTATCCAATAACTATGACTGATGAGAATAATAAAGATTTTGAAACTGAAATAAATCTTTCAGAATTAAAAACTATTGAGTTAACTGTTGACCCTTCTGATGATGGATTGTATCATTTTGAATTACCATTGGCTAAGAATTTAGTAAAATTTAAATTACTTAATACTGGGGATATTGACGAGTTAGAGGAGATAGTTCAAAATACACCAGAGGGTGCTGTAAGTCAGGAGCAAACGTTAGTACTAGAAAGACAGATTGTTGATGTAGATGGAAATAAAGATAGAACATTCATTAAAAAATTCGTAAACAGTATGAGAGTTCTAGATGCACAAAAATTAAGGGAGTTTGCTTCCGAGATTAAATGTGACATAGATTTAAGAATTACTGTTAGGACTCCTGGAGGTGAGTCCATTGACACGTTTCTTCCCTTTACACCAAGGTTTTTTTGGCCTAACAGCGAAATATAAAGAATATTTGTGGGAAGAGATTTTTGCATGTATTAAACATGTTGGTATGACTTACCAAGATGTGTTATCTGCCCCTACTTGTGAGAGGAGATTTTTCTTACTTAAGTTAATGGATAATAATAGAAAGGAAAAAGAGGCGATTGAAGAGCGTATGGAAACTATTAGTAATAAAAATGCTAAGGGTTCTAGGACAACAAGAGTAGGTGGGCAACAATTAAAGTCAAAATTTAAGGATGGTAATTTAGATTTAACATAATTTTTTTATTATATGAAAAAATATAAAGTTTTAATTATACAAAATAGTGGTTTATATACAAACCATATGTCAGTGTTTTATGACCCATCAGATAAAGAGGGTGATGGTACCTTTGAAACTGAAGAGGAGGCTATAGAGTTTTGTAACAATATACCCGATATATCACAGTTTGCGATTGTACCAGTTTACATAAAAAACTAAATTATCTGAATTAAAAATGTAATAAATACCTAACTATTAATTTAGTTAGGTATTTTTCATTATATCCGATATTTATAATAAAAGGTTTAAGATGAAGTTAATATTAAGTGAATCTCAATATAATAGAATATTTAACAACAAGAAAAAAAAGATAGTTGTTACAGAATCTCAATACGATAGACTTTTAAATGAGTCTGATTTAAGTAATAGTTTTGATAAGATAAAAAAGTTTGATATTATCAAAATAGATATGCCTAGTGGTGATTTACATTTTAGGGTTATGTCTATGACTTCAAATGGTTTAATAATGATTAATTGTAATAATGGTGTTCATAAAAACGCTTATTTCTATATTAATAAAAGTGGGTATTCTGGTAATAGTTTAAAGTATAAGATAGCGCAAGATAAACGTGTTGAAGGTAAAAAAGATTTATGGAGTACACTTGGGGACACTAAGATATGGCGAAGTTCTACATTTAAAAATATAACAAATATTGATGTATATGTAGACGGTAAAAAAGATTGTAATCTGTCTGATAATGCTAAGAAAAAATTATCAGTGGTTGGTGATGATTCTAAAGATAATTCTAAAGATGATTCTAAATCTAAAATGAATATAAACCCAATTAGTTCGGTAATTAGTACCCTAAATCAAATTAAGTCTGGATATAAGTATAATATTACTATTGGTGTGTATAAAGAAAATAGTAAAAAAGATAAGGATGGTAGGATAGCTAATAATATAAAAGATGGTAATGTAATAATACATGTAATTTCAAGGGCTGGTAAAACAGTTGATTTTGAAGTCTTAAGTGTTAATGGTGAGTCTGGTAACACATATAAACACTTAATTGGTAAAGATTCAACCTTTGTTATAGATAAAAAAAGTATAACTATAGATGATGAAAGTAAAGCTGTGTTTAAGATGTTTACTCTTGATATAGAAACGTTTACAGATGAAAGTGATGACGGTGTTAGAGGTAAGGAAGATGATGCTATTTCTAATATAATGCAGTTTGTGGTTATTGGACCTTATGATAAAGATAAGGATGGTAAAGATGTAGAGGATGATGAAGAGGTTGGTTTATCTAAAGATGAAATAAAAAAAGCTGTTGAGGAAGATGATATATTAAGAAAAATGATTCAAAATAATCCTGGTGACGCTTTTGTTTTTTTGGGTCTTAGTAGAAAGAAAGGTATAATACCTAGTCAAGAAATTTTTAGTAAATGGGGTGCTCAACCAGGTAATAAAAGTGACTTCAGTAATTTTAAACCAGGCAATATAATTAAGTTTGAATTTATAGGTAAACCTGAGTTAAATAAAGATGAGGATAAAGCTTTATTGGGTGAATTTATTAATAGGGTTAAGGACCTTGATGATAAACTAATTGCTAAAGTTGGTAGATATGATGGTGATGAATATTTAAAGCTTAAATGTAAAAAACTTAGTGATATAAATTATGAATTAAGATTATATAAAAAAGAGGCTACTGGTGAATCAACTTTTGAAGTGGTTATTGTTTTACTTAGTGAAAAAAGCGCTAATAATAAAAAGTTAGCTAAATCTGAAATAAAAGTTTTAGATTATGATGTTTAAAAATTAAAAAAATGGCTGGAGACGATTTTAAAAAGAATTTTGACGATATGCTTAATAAGCAAAAGCAAATTAATGCTGGCGCTAAAAAACTAGAAGAAAGTCTTGCTAAGCAACTTGAAATGCAGCAAGATATTTTATCTATCAAGAGGGATATACATAACACACAGGGAGCTATTAATAAGCTAAAAGAAGAGTTAGAAGAGCAATTAAAGAAGGAGAAGGAATTACAAAAGCAAATTGATGAAGAGAAAAAGAAGGGAACAAGAACCGATAAGAAAGTATTAGAAAATCTTAAAAAAGAATTAATAGCCACTCAGAAACTAAAAATAGAGAAAGGTGAAAAGATAAAATTAGGTGAGTATGAATTAGAGCAACAAAAAGAAGGCTTGGCTAACATGCAAGCCATGGTTAAAGAGAGTAATAAGCTTAAATCTATTGCTAATTCTACCAAAAATTTCGCTAAAGCATGGGGTTGGGATAAACTTAAGACATACGGTGTCTTTGATATGGATAAAGAAATCCGTAATGCGGCACGTAGTATGGGTGTTGGCGGTTCTAATTTTAGTGATTTCGCTAAAAACATGAGGGATGCTGGAGGTTCTACTCAAGCTATAGGTATTAGTGTGGGTAAATTAGCTCAAATGCAAAGAGGTTATAGTGAAGAAATTGGTCGTTCAGTTGCTTTAACTGAAAAAGGTTTTGTAGCTATGGCTGAATTAGCCGAAGGTACTGGACTTAGCGAACAATTTGCTATTGGTATGGCTAGTGCTATGGATAATTTTGGCGCCAATATAGGTACTAGTAGAGATTTGATAGAGGAAACTATGAATATAGCTGATAGTATGGGTGTTAACTCAGCTAAGGCTGCGGAATCAATGCAAAAGAACTTAAAGTTTGCTCAAAAATATAACTTTAAAAACGGAGTTAAAGGTCTTTCTAAGATGACTAGCGAAGCTCTAAAACTTAAATTAGATTTAGACGGTATCGCTGGATTAGCCGATAAGGTTTTTAGACCTGAAGGTGCTATTGAGTTGTCTGCTAAATTATCTACCATGGGTGGAGCGTTTGCTCAAATGGCTAACCCTATGCAGTTGATGTTTAAAGCTAGGAATGATTTTGCTGGTTTCGCTAAGGATATAGGTAAGGCAACTGCTGAATTTGTGGAATACAATAAAGAGACTGGCACTTTTGACATAAAGGGTGGGCTTGCTTCTGATAGAATGAGGGAGATTGCTAATATGACTGGTCTTGGCGTTGAGAAGTTACAGGAAATGGCTGTTCAACAACAAAAGATTAAGATGATTGGTTCAGTATCTCCAATTAATATACCTAAAGAAGACATGGATATTATTGAGTCTATGGCTAATATAGGTAAAGACGGTGAGGTTACTATAAATACTGGTAAAGGAATTAAAGACTTAAAAGATTTAACTAAAGAAGATTTAGGGATAATTAAAGCTAGAAAGAAAACTCTTGATGAAAGAGCTAAACAATCTAGAACTGCTGTTGAAATATTTGATGATTTACTACAATCATTTCAAGCATTACTATTACCATTAGCCGAAGGTCTTCAAAAAGGTTTAAGTCCTTTACAGGAAATGATGAAGGACTTTAATAAAGACAATGGTTTTTATGATAGTATTAGAACCTTTTCAGAGGGCGTTTCTTCATTTGTTGGTGATAAACTATCTGGATTTATAAAGGTTGTTGGAGGGTTTGTTAAACAAGCTGGACCTGGAGGTACATTAGCTGCCATTATGGGTCTAAAAGCCGCTACCTGGGTACTTAGAGGAATGAGTTTAGGTAGGGGATTTAACATGGTAGCTAACGCTGGTGGTGGCGGTGGTGGTAGTTTAGGTAGTAGTACTGGTATTATGGGTAGGACTGCAAGAAACACTATGAGAGGTAAAGGATTATCTGGTAGAATGGGTAAATTCGGTAGAGGTATGGCTAGAGGTGGAATGATGAAAGGTGGCGCTTTAGCTTTAGGAGGTATGGCTGCTAATATAGGTAGAGGTTTTCTTGATGACCCAGACAGTAGTCTTGGTAAAGGTTTAGGTGTGTTAGGTAGTACAGCTAGTTACGCTGGTACTGGGGCTATGATTGGTAGTGTAATACCAGGATTAGGTACAGCTGCTGGTGCTATTATTGGTGGGTTGTTAGGGGCTGGTAAAGGTATTTACGATGAGTATTTCACCGATGAAGCTATATTGAATAGAAAAATGCAGGGTGGTTCAAGACATACTAGAGGGTATAAAAATAAAATGAATGATGGTATTATTCAGTTTCATCCTAATGATAAGTTTATGCAAATGAATGATGGGGCTATATTAGCTTCGACTCAAGAGGGTCAATTACATAAGGCTGCTAAAGAATTGAGTGGTGGTGGTGATGTAAATCA